AAAGTTTTTAGCTGATCGTAAGATAGGAGAAATCATTATTGATAAACCTATTCTTATTGATACTGAAGTAATGCATAGAGTTGTTATTACTGAAGCACCACGATGTGCTTTTGTAACAAGATGGAATAATATACCTGCTATTGACTTTCATTCATTTAAAGAAAGAGTTGAGTCAATTCTGTGAGAATAGTTCCTTATATTTTAAAAGGACAAGTTCAATCTGGCGACTGGTCACATGCATTTGAGCAATTACATCTTGATAGTTTAAATGATAGATTAGCTGATAACTATTCAGGTACTAAACTAAACCTTGATAAGATGTATAATTTTACATTTACATATGATGGTGATGATATTGTACAGTGTTCTGGTACTCAAATATGCACAGATGATGTAGCAAGAGTGTTAAGTAGATATTATGTGTTTAGTGAATATAGAACCGATGGTACAAACCCTCTTGAGAAAACGGATGACTTTGCTGAGTTAAGATATACACTTGATACATTATCAGACTTCCCTCTTGTTATATGGACTAGAGATAAGGGTAAAGGTTTCTTTAAAAGACTAAAGCGTGGTAGACCTGATCTATTTGATAAATGGGAAGTATATCCAGAACAGATAGAATTAATGTATAAGAATAATCATCAGAACATTTTTTATATAGGTGATGTTACTCATCTACACAACCTACGATATGAAGTCTATTCTCAAAAGAAGCATTAACAAACGTATGCTTCTTTGTGGTATCTATTAAGTAATATGATCCATCAGCAGGGTATCTACTTACTTCATCATCTATAACAAAGAAATTATTCTCATTTGTTATAAGAGGTATATGCATTCTTTTAGTTGGATCCCAATGATATGAATAACAAGTTTTAGGTTTCATATTCATAAGACGAGTTCTATACATTCCTAGTTCAGATAATATAGAATTTGTATAAGGTAAATCATATGCAAATACATTAAAGTCTTTTTCTAAAAAATCTAAATCATTAAGTTTACCTTCACCACTAGAACCAGATGATGTTACTTGCAATGAAAGTTGAGTGTCATACTCTGGTAAACTTTCTAATTCTAATAATATATGTTCTACATCTATACGCATACCGTTAATTCTTTCACGTTATATTCTTGAATAAGAACCCATTCGATAACATCTATTACATAATCTAAAGGCATCTTTTTAACATCTTTATGTGCTGATCTTTCAGTATCAAAGTAACCAAAGTTCAGACACGTTGTTTTCTTACCAGCTATGAACAACTGGTTATTAGCTTCTCGCAAGGCTCTTTTCTCTACAGCATATTTATGTAGATATGTAAAATCACTTGCGTGAGATCCTATGTTAATGATACGTTTATTAAGAGCTGCTGCTTTGTATAGCATATCTACTTGTTCAAAGCCATCATGTTTACAATTAATGAATATATCACATTCTTCTAATGTAGATACAGTATCATATTTTTGTTTTAATGCTTCACCTAGACCTCGTCTAGTACCAGTAATATAAAATTTCATCTTCGCCTCATTGTAACATATTTGTTACACATTTGTATTATTATCAAATAAACACTTTACAATCATATTTAGTTGTGTTATACTACTTATATCAAATAACGGAGATACATTATGATTAAAGTAAATGATATTCAAGACGCTCTAATATTAGAGAATCTTATTCAAGGTGTAATCAGACGAGCTGATGGCTGTTCTAAAGAGCACGTGTTAATCGAGCTTGATATGATTTGTACTACTCTTCAAAAAAATGTAACACGCATCGAAAGCGAAATGGAAATTGAAGCTCAATGTGAGGTGTAACATAATTGTAACACTTTTGCTGTATTTACAATTAATTTAAAAAAAAGTAAATTAGTTGTTTACATTAGTTATTGGATGTGTTATAAGAGTTATAGAAACAATAAATAAGGAACTACATTATGTCAAAGATTATTACAGAATTAACTAACTCAATCCGTAACGCAATGGTTAACCCAGAAAATTTAGATATTGATAGTAAAATCATCTGGAATTTTGTAGATGCTGATGCTTATCATGAGTGCTTTAAGTTTTATGCAAGCGAAGAAGGTTTCTATAAAGACTTCGATAAAATCGTAACTGAAATCCGTTCAAAATTAAATTAAAAAAAAGTAAATTAGGGGTTTACAAAGCTCCTAGAATATGCTATACTAATTATAGAAACAAAAAGAAAGATTATATTATGACTATGACAGCAACTCAAAAAGCAGACCGTTTAGCTCTTATCAAAAAGATCGGCGACCGTCGCAACAAAATGGCTAAACTTAAAAAAGCATCTGTTAAGCAGGTTAGAACTGTTAATGCTAGACCTGTTGTTCGTAAGACTAATGTAATGCAAGAGCCTGCATATCGTGAGAATATCTACCAATGGACTGATGCATCTAAGTATGCTGATCAGTACTATGGTGATACAATGCGGGAGACTACAAAATTCGATAACGATTGGGACTAGTCTCAGTTGTTTCGAAAATCCTAACAACCAATGTACAAGGCTTTGTTAGGTGGGTGTGACCATCTGGTACCAAAGGAAACCCAGGCGCCTTCTACTGGCGGGATAGTAGATAAGGGGAGAGACACTGCAGAAAGTCTCTCCCACGAAAACTATTTTAACTAGCGTCTCGTACGGAGGGCATTTTCTTTTGTGTTTGAGTTATAAGAGCCACATAGCCTAAAAGTACACTTCCTTTTTGTTGTTTCTGAGGCGCTACTTTAAATAGTTTGGAGATTTATATGAGTATGCACATGATACAGGGCGTTCAAGTCCATGGTAAATCTAAAAGAAAGAAAGCCCCAGGCTGGAAGAAAGCTCAAGAAAAACACGAAGCTTTCTTAAAGTCAATGGGTATCAAAGATAAACCTAAGACGGAGTATCGTACTGAGATACCTGATTATAATACAGGTCCTAGAATGACTTCTGATAAGGTTGCTGGTAATGGTGCTAAAAGAGAAGGTAACAAATATACCGGTACTCTTATTAAAGGTATTGCTACTATGCACAAATCTAATGCTGTTCCTATTCTTAATAAGGATCAAGCAATAGAAGTATCAAAGATGGGAAGCTAATGTTTACAATTGAACATGATCACCAGTATAATGAAACTGTCGTAACAATTCTTGATAACACTGAAGAGTTTGAGGATGTTACTGTACACTTTACTGAGAATGGTGATGCTTTTATTAGACAATGGGAGGAAGATACAGACAACTTTAATGTAATCGGAATGACTGCGGAGATGTACCGCAAACTTATGAAAGCCTGGGAATTACCTCAAGGCACATACCACTTAAAATAAGGAATATTATATGATAACTAGAAGTGAAATGATTGAACAACTTGAGACTAACACGTGTCGTGTTATTTTTAAGAAAGTGAATGGTGATGAACGTGATATGATGTGTACTCTACGTTCTGATATTGTTCCTGCTGCTACCAAAAGCGACCCTATTACACAAAAGAAAGTTCGTAATATTAACGAAGAGGTTCTTCCTGTGTATGATATTAAAGCCGAAGGCTGGAGGTCTTTTAGATTAGATAAGGTTGTATCCTTTTCTTGTAGCTAAATAATAATTTAAATGGAGGTACTTGCATTGTATATTGATGAGAATATTTTGGCACTACTATACGGCATAGGTTGTGCTGCATGCGGATTTTATATTCATAAGAATTACTTTTCAAAATCACGTGATGAAATTGTTAGTGATACAATTGAGTACCTCTGTGAACAAGGCTTTGTTAAACATAACTGGGACGAAAATGGTGAAATAGTTTTACACCCATATAAAAAATAAATTAAAAAAAGTAAAGAAAACACTTTACATTTGTTTTTATATGTGTTATAATAGTTATATAATCAAACGGAGATATATTATGGCTGTTAAGAAAAAGACTAAGGCGCTACCAAGAGCACGTAAGAAAACTGGTTTTGGTGCTGCACCTGAGAATAACTTTCGTAACTTTAATGAATACATTCGAATGGAAGTAGATAAGAAAGATATTGCATCTCTTATCAAAACTTATATTCGTGCTACGTTTGATAAGCCTACCCAGCGGGTCTATCTTGCTGCACCAGAATATGCTTTTACACCCAAGCACTTTATTGCTTCTACTATTTTGTGGGAGCAAAAAGGGCATGATTTTCCTCCTAATTGGAATGCAAAAGCAGCACTGGAAACATTCTTTGAATATATTACTGTATTAGGTAATAAAGCATTAACGGCTAAGGAAGAGAATGTTGCTGTAGCAATTAAGCCTCGCAAAACACCAGCTGAGATCATAAAAGAAAAAACATCTGAGTTTATTGGCGGCATTGAGAATATTCTTGATGCATACTTTGACGATAAACATGAAGTTCAGATGAAGTATTCTATATATGATGAACTGACTAAAGATGCTTATCCTCAGTCGACAGCTAGTGCAGTTATTTCTTACTACACACCATTGCGTGATGAACTCAATGAGTTGGTTACAAAAAAGACCCCTGATCTGATTGAGGGTTATGAAAATGTACCAACACGTGCTAGAAAGAAATATCTGGAATTCGTTCAGCATATTATAGATGATGCGCAAAAGTACATCATGAGCAAAAAAGCTACACGTGCACCTCGTAAACCTAGAGTTAAGAGTGCAGATAAACAAGTAGCTAAGATGCAGTTCTTGTTGGAGTCTAAAGAATATAAGATCAAGTCAATACATCCAATGATGGTTGTTGGTGCTATGAGATTGTATACCTTTAACACTAAATATAAACAGCTGACCGAATATGTAAGCCGTAAAGCAACTGGGTTTGAAGTCAAGGGAACAACCTTAAAAGGTTTTGATCTTGATGAATCAAGGATGACGAAGATCAGAAAACCTTCTGAAGTCCTCCCAGTTGCTTTAGGTAAAACACCTAATCAGATTAATAAGATGTGGGGAACTCTGACTACCAAAACAGAGGTACCTAATGGAAGACTAAATAAAGAAACAATTATATTAAGGGCTATGGATAAATGAGTGAAGCAGTTTTCTTGAATAAAAGTAAATTCTCTCGTATGGTAGAAACTACCGTATTTGGCAAAAAGTTATCCTATATGGATGCAGTGATAGATGTCTGTGAAGAAACAAACATTGAGCCCGAAGATGTAAAGAAATTTCTCAACGGTGTTATCGTTGAGAAACTAGAGGGAGAGGCTATGAATTTGAACTATCTCCCTAGGCAAAATAGTTTACCTTTTGAAGAATAAAGGGTTTACATTGAGCCGAAAATATAGTATGATATTACAGTAATACTTCAGCAATATAAAAACATAAGGAAAAATATAAATGTCTTTTGCAAACCTAAAACGTAATCGTGATCAAATCTCAAAACTTATCTCAGCCGCAGATGCCGCTGGCGCCGGTGGCGGTGGTAAGAAAAATTATGGTGATGATCGTGTTTGGAAACCAACGGTGGATAAAGCAGGTAATGGCTATGCTGTACTTCGCTTTCTTCCAGCAACCGAAGGTTCTGAATTACCATGGGTCCGTTATTGGGATCATGGATTCAAAGGACCAACAGGTCAATGGTACATAGAAAAATCATTGACTTCAATTGGTCAGCAAGACCCAGTGTCTGAGCATAACTCAGAACTCTGGAACTCGGGTATTGACTCGAATAAAGAAATAGTTCGTAAACAAAAGCGGCGACTACACTATGTAGTTAATGCAATGGTTGTTTCTGATCCAGCTAATCCTGCTAATGAAGGTAAGATTGTATTGTATCAGTTCGGTAAGAAAATCTTTGATAAAATCATGGATGTTATGCAACCACAGTTTGCAGATGAATCACCTATCAACCCATTTGATTTTTGGGAAGGTGCACACTTTAAATTAAAGATACGTCAAGTAGAAGGTTACCGAAACTATGACAAGTCTGAGTTTGCATCAGCAAGTGCTTTGTCTTCAGATGAAAGTGAATTGGAAGAGATTTATGGCAAGTTACATGATCTAACAGAATTCTCTGATCCTAAGAACTATAAATCATATGATGAGTTAAAGGCTAAGTTAAATAAAGTGTTAGGTACTAGCACTATGACAACTCAAGCTCGTGAAGAGTTAGAAACAATTTCTGCAGCACCTTCTCCGGTTGCTTCTGAAGCACCTGCCTTTGCGGCAGCTGTGGAGCCAGTAACGGCAGAGGCTATGGAGAGTACAGGTACTGATGACACTATGTCATACTTTGCCCGTCTTGCAGCCGAAGATTAATATTAATTAAATATCTTAAAGGGGCGGGGTTTATTCTCCGCCCTTTTTTTAGATACCAGCTGGTCCTTTTTTACCTGTATTAGCAGTAGCCCCAAAGGTATTATCATTACCAGATGCTGATAATCTCAAAGGACCAGGGATAGTGTTAATCGCCACATTATTTATTGGATTATTCTGAGTATTATCTTGATATAATAATTGACCTCTACCACCTCTATCGGCATTCCTAAGTAAAGCAGCTGACTCTTGTAAATATTGGCCAGTAGATATATTACCGCTTTGTAATTGTTTTAAAAGAATACTATTCTGTCTTTCAATATTTCTTAACTGCATAGATTCAAGTTCTTTTGTAAGGGTATTTTCAAGTGTATCCATTTTTAAGAATTCTGGTAGTCTACTATTAAGTTTCTTAACAGTAATAATCATTAATTTCTGTGGCATCTCAGATAGAAATGTTGTCAATCTTTGGAACTGTAGTTGAATATTTAACCAAGATCCATTTAAATCTTTCATTGCATTATCACCAGCATTTTTCCAAAACATCTTAAACTTAGAAACTTCTCTTACTGCACCATCTTTATCTTCTTGTTGTACTTCTAATTCACCATTAATAAACTTTATAAAATTTCTAACAGACGTTATTGGATTTATTGTAAACTCTTCATCAGAAAGTTCTTTACTAGTTGCGACTTCAGCTAAAGTCTTTGCTGCATTACCAATTATTAGATCAAATAACCACTCAGTAGCAGGAACAGTACCATATACTACCTTCTTTGTATCTTCCCATAATTTCTTAAATACTGCCTTATCGCCGCCTTCTTCTTGTTTTCTTGCTAACTCATCAATATATAATCCGGCATTTGTGAAAAGATCAAACGGTGCTTTAACAATACCTTTAATAGTTTCTTCAAAGCTCATACCTTTAGCGGCATTTAAAAATCTACCTAAACCAGAATTTGAATTATACCTACCATTTGCACCAGGGCTTAGACCAAACATTTTTCCAACACCCCAGACCAATCCATTTTTAATTAGATCCAAAGGTGCGCCAATAAATGAACCGACAAATGCTGAAAAGCCATCGCCAAATTTTCCTAAGAATGTTTCTTCATCTGATTTACCGAATGCCGAAAAGCCATCATATACAGACATTAGAATACCTATAGGATATAGTATCTTACCCATAAGTTTTAAAAGAGGGGCTGCAACTCCAACAACACCACGTGCTGCACCACCAAAAAACTTACCTATAAATCCACCTATCTTTGCACCTGGTCCTAAGAAGTATGCACCCAATGCTGTAGATGCTGCAGTTAAAGGACGAAGCATAGACCGTATTTGTATACCAAGCCTTGGTACTAATGTCTTAAAGTTAGTTTTAAACTTACCCTTTGTTTCTTCAATTATATCACCAATCTTTGCTGTAAATCCAGTAAGACTGTTAAGCTTCTTGATAAGAGGTAATTCCCAACCACGTAATCCCGCCATAGCTAAACCTAGTGCACCAATACCAGCAAGAAATGTTCCTAGCTTTCCAGCTAGACCAGCTAAACCAAATAGACCTAGATTATTAAGACCATCTTTATCATTACCAACTTTAGTAGCTTGTACTGGCTTATCACTTTTATCGGACTTGCTTTCTCGTTCTTTCTCAAGGGCATCTAATCGTGCACGCTCTTGAGCTAAGAACCATTGTTTAAAGTTCCTATTGAGATTAGCAGTCTCTGTATTGTTCTTATGTAATTGCTTTACTACATCTTCGAGATTAGTTGCCATTGTTCTGCCTTTTGGTTTCTTCTTCTTGTTCTTTCAAATGCGTTTCAAGCATTGTTATATAAACTTCTTTTTCCCATGGTATTAAACTGTCTATCTCATTCAAACTATAGTTATGGTGTTGCATTAAAGCAAAGTTATTTCTATAGTAATTAATTATACTATTATGAGACAGACATACTAGAAAAAATCTTGCATACCACTTAGTGTTATTTCATTATCTTTATTACAACTATGACAAACAAATTTAACATCGTGTTTAAGTGTTGGCATATCTTCCATAAAATCTTTAATACCATTAAGATCATTAGTATTCATAGAGTTAATAAAGTTATCTTGATCAACTTTACTTTCACCCGCAAAGTCAATTCTTTCTTCTTCAGTAATCACAGTCTTAATACACATCTTAATCATATCAAATGTAGACTCAGAGCTTGATTTACCAGATAAAGCCTTTGATTCATTTACTACATTATTATAAGTAGGCCATTGTAGCTCTAATGATATATCAGAATTTAATTCAATTACAGATCCTTCTGAATTCATATTACCTTGTACATTAATATTATCAATAGGTACTGATACTTCATTAGGTTCTTCACATTCGCCACAAGCTAATGATAGTTTAACATTTTCACCAACTGATCTTGATCTTAGTTGTGTAAACATAAATTCAATATCAAATGTTGTTAGTTTAGATGTGTTTAATTCATCCTCAGAACAAGCTTGAATAGTATCAATGATAGATGATAAAATCTGTGTCTCATCTTTTGATTCCATAGCAAGTAAAAGAACTTTTTCCTCCTTAACTAGAAATGGTCTAAATCTAATCTTTTGCTTTGTAGAAGGTATGATCAATTCATATTTTGGTTGGTCGTTTAGTTTTGGTAAAGCCATAATAACTCCATGTTAAGATACCCAGTCATCATAGCTGAACTGGACGTTTAATTCAAGCAAACCATTTTGCTCACTATTTAGTTGAAGAGCATTAATCGTAGTTGGAAATGCTCTAATCAATTTACATTTATATACTTCAATATCACTTGTAATGCTGAAATCAAATAGATCAGCTAAGTTATTTGCAGTAAAGTCTATCTCAAAATTAACAGTAAGACCGTTACGTTTTTTCTTCTGTAATTGAGTAATTTCTATATCAAAGACATAATCATCTTTGTATTTTAATTCTTTTGTTTGAAAGTCAATGATCCTAGATTGCCACTCATCAAAGTATTCTTTAATGCCGTAATCATTCATTACATAGAATGTCATAGAAACATCCTCTTCAGCATAACCATAAGCAACTTTTTTCTGCTTCATACCAATGATACGCTCTTGAGTAAGTATCTGACGACCAGGCAATTGCACATCTTTACAAAGTAAGTTTAGATCATATGATGCTTCTACACCTAAGTTTGGCAATTGTACTTTCCATAGGTTAGCCATTGCAAGACCACCCTTTTTGCCTATAAGAGATTTCATCTGATCAACGCTAAAGCTCATATCATTTTCCTTGACTGTTTATACACTTGGTTGGAAGAAGCACCTTTCCATTGAGCCATAGGTAAGAATGTAGCGATTTCCCATTCTGATGGTGGTACTAATGCTAATCTACTTTTAACGTGTGCTGTAAGATAGTGTTTTATTGTAGGTTTAAATTCTTTAAACTTAGATGAGCCATTGAGTAACTCATAACTAAGTTTTAGTCTTGTTGTTTCATTATACTTATCATTATTCTTTAGATCAATTAAACCATCTAGTAGTTTAGCCCTTAGAATTGGTGGCAAGTAATGTAAGTTTAATCCCATAAAACCACCTTTAGCATCTCCTATAACAAAGATAAGAGGAAACTGGTCATAGTATGGTAATGTATCTTTATGCTTTGGATCATAAAAGAACATGTACATATTACCTACTACACTAGTTTTAGATAGTTGTAGAGACTCCGCACGCATTAAACCCTCACGATTGATTCTGCGCATTGATTGCGCACGCTTACGGAACCATTCACGTGATTGGTCAGTCCTTGGTGTGATACCAGCCCTGAGTGCTTCTGCGGATATTCTATTAAATAAATTCTTGCTCATGATGTTATTTATACTATTTTTTAGTAGTTTTTTTCTTCGCCTTGAAAGGTTTTAAAGGTTTAAGTGCTTTCAATCTCTTAATCGGTTTAGGCATAATACCCATCTTAATTAAAGTATTCTCTGTCCATATCTGAAACCCCCAATTTCTATCTTTAGCATATACTCTGGCTGCTTCCCATTTATTCTCATTCTTAATGTAAGACAGACTTTCGTTGATATATCTTTTTGTTTTCTTGCCAGGATAGTCTGGTGGTCTTGTTTCTTTATCTGGTTTAATCTCTATAAGATCAACAGATCCGTCTTTCCATGTGATCTTCAGATCCATAAAATATCTATGATACTTTTTATCTACAGCATAAAGATATGGTATTACAACTTCCTCACTTGACCAATACTTAACAGCAGAGTTTTGGTCGCACCAATTAAAACATTTTAGCTCCCAACTTGATCTATATGTTATCTTAGTAAAGTCGCCCTTGTATTTTTCAATATTCTTTGGTTTAAATTTACCACTATGAGCCATAATTTACCTTATAAATAATACTAATTACTTCTATATATTAAGGTTTAAAACATGGAACATGCAGAGTACAGTTTTCCAATCGATGATACAAATGAGTATCCAGCTGAGATTATATTCCGTCAGATTGAGATAGCACCTCTGACTGCTGAAAAGTTAGAAAACTTTGTAAGAGAAATTGATTTATCTGAAATGAATGCGGAAGGTGTCTCTACAGAAAGAGATAGTCTAGGTTCTCCTATAAATAATCTATCTAATACAGAAGAAAAAACACTTATTAAAACTATTAAAAGAAAACCATTAGAAGCAAATGGTCCATGGTCAGTATCATTATATATGCCACAAAGTATTCCTTTTAATGATGGTGTTGCATATCAGAATGTAGAACTTGGTGCTATTGGTGCTGGAATTGTTAATTCACTTAATAGTGGTAAAAACTTGGCTCAAGCAGCCGTTAGTGCTGTACAACAAACAACATCTGGTCTTATAGATGGTCTTGTAGAAAATGTTAATAGTAGTGCTGGTAGTTTAGCTGCACTTAAAGTTGCTAGTAAAGTAAATACTACAGCCGCTAATGCGGTATCATCTGCTACACGTGTATCATTAAACCCTAATAGTAGAACAATGTTTAATAGTGTTCCTATGAGAAACTTTGCTTTTTCATTTAAACTCATCCCTAATAATCCTAAAGAAGTTGCTAGGATTAAAAGTATTATTAAGAAATTTAGAACGGCTATGTATCCAGAGGAGATAGGCTTTGATCAAGTTGCTATAGGTTATAAGTTTCCAGATCCGTTTGAGATAAAGATGTTATATAGAGATAAAGATGTGTTTACAAAAATACTACCATCATATCTAACTAATGTTACTACTACATATAATAATGCTGGACAAGGATTCTATAAAGATGGTGGCTTTACTGATGTAGAAGTTACCTTATCATTTACTGAAACAAGACCACTTAACCGTGAAGACATTAAGGGTGATTACTAATGTATTTTAAAAATTTTCCACAAACATTATATAATTTTGGAGATGCTGAACCATTTGTTAGATTTCAACAACTAAACACTTATGTAAATCTAATTGATCAGTTTAGAGATGATGTAACAGTTTATGAGAAATATACGATACAACCAGGTGAAAGAGCAGATACCTTATCATTTAGACTTTATGGTACTACTGATTACTATTGGACATTCTTTATGGCTAATGAGAAATTAAGAGAAAGCGGTTGGCCTTTAGATAGATCACGTATATATGAAGCGGCTCAAAAGAATTATCCACATAGGGCTATTACTACAGCAACTAATATAAGCGATACTAACTTTAAGAAAGGTCAAGTTGTAACTGGTTCACAGTCTGG